AGGGATACAAGCTCGTAGGTTGTGATGCGAGTGGGTTGGAGTTAAGAATGCTTGCACATTACCTATCTAGTTGGGATGGAGGAGAGTACACTAAAGCTATACTTGAAGGAGATATACACTCTGTTAATCAGAAGGCAGCAGGGTTGAAGACCAGAGATCAAGCTAAGACATTCATCTATGGATTCCTTTACGGAGCAGGGGATGCAAAGATAGGTGAGATAGTAGAGGGTACAGCACAAGACGGTAGTAGATTAAAGAAGAAGTTCTTGTCTAACTTACCTGCGTTAAAGATACTCAAGCAATTGATCAAAGAGAAAGCAGAACAGAACGGATGTTTAACAGGACTAGACGGTAGGATTCTACCTATAAGAAGTGAACACGCTGCACTCAATATGTTACTTCAATCTGCTGGTGCTGTCCTTATGAAAGTAGCTTTAATTAAATTACACACCAAGCTTACTGACATTGGATGGCAACACGGAAGAGAGTATGCTTTTGTGGGTAACATACACGATGAGTTCCAAGCTGAAGTTAAACCTGAGTTAGTGGAGACATACGGAGAGTTAGCTATCAAAGCAATCAAAGCAGCAGGTAAAGAGTTGAACATGAAGTGTCCTATGGATGGTGAATATAAAGTAGGAGAGTCATGGGCAGAGACACACTAGAGTACGATTACTACTTGAAGGTTGCAGAATTGTACGATACAGTTGACCTAACATATACTATGCCATCATCCAAGACCCAACGAATCGGAGCAATAGCTGAGTCAAGGTTTACTACTGAATGTTTAGAACGAGACTTTGAACCTCACTTACCTGCAACACCTATGCCTTGGGACTTCATTGTCACTTGTCCAGCAGGTACTTTAAAAGTACAGATCAAATCAACAAGTCATAAAAGCAGTGCGAATACTTATACTATTAACAGTTGTTCTCGTAACGATTTTATGTGTGATACAATAGATGTAGTAGGATGCTATGTCATACCTGAGAAGACTTGGTGGTTAATACCAAGAAAAGAAATAAAAGGATTAACGTTAAAGTTAAATATCCTACCTGAGAGTAAATCAAAACATAAAAAATACCAAGATAACTGGAGCATATTCTATGAGTAAAACAACCATACTAATTGACGCAGATGTATTAGCATTTGAATCGTCAATCGTAGCACAAGAAAATATACAATGGGAAGAGGAGCTTTGGACTGTACACGCAGACATGGCAGTAGCCAAACATCGAGTCATCGCAAGGATAGAACAATTCAAAGACTTACTTAAAGCAGATGAAGTAGTGTTAGCACTTAGTGACCGAGCAAACTTCAGAAGGAAACTATTCCCTGAGTACAAGTCTAACAGAAGGAAGTCCGTGTTACCTATCATCTTAAAACCTATGAAGGAATGGATGATCAATGAACTGGACGCACAGCTTTGGGCTAATATAGAAGCAGATGATGTGTTAAGTATCCTTGCTACTGAAAGACCTAACAGACAAGACAAGCGTATCATCGTATCAATCGACAAGGACTTCAAGAGTGTACCAGGAATCTTCTATGATTATAACAGAGAAGAATACCATGAACCTACGGAAGAAGAAGCAGATAACTTCCACCTACTACAAGCACTGATGGGAGATTCAACAGATGGATTCAGCGGAGCAAAGGGAGTAGGAGCTGTGACTGCTAAGAAGTGGTTGGATGAACACGGTTACACTTGGGACTCTGTTGTCGCACTATACGCTAAGAAAGGACAAGACGAACAAGAAGCTTTAATGAATGCTTGGATGGCACGACTATTAAGAAAACAAGAATACAATAAAAAACAAAAACAAATAACAAAACTATGGACACCGAAGAACTACCAAACTCTGGAGAGAAAGAACATTATGCCACTGGTGCGGAGCGTGACAGGGCTACTGGACGGGGACGATTCAGCCTTATTCCTCCAATCGCCCTTCGCTCCCTTGCCAGACGATACGAAGAAGGAGGCAAACTCTACGGAGACAACAACTGGCACAACGGATTCCCACTCAGTAGATTAATAGATAGTATGAGTAGACATCTGTTAGCATTGAGTGAAGGAGATGATACAGAAGATCACGCAGGTGCTATCCTTTGGAATGCCAGTGCTTTCCTGTGGACCGAGGATAGGATAAGAAAGGGAAGACTTCCACAGGAACTAGACGATAGGAGTTATATAAATAAATGATAGCACCCATACAAGAAGACGAACCTTTAAAAGTAGATGGATTTAATGAAGCTATCATAGGTCAAGACTACGAGATGGGTAGGTATGTTTATTCTATTGAAAGAATCTTAGAGATACTTATGTTAAGAGATGACATGACAATGGAAGATGCTATGGAGTTCTTTAGCTTTAACATCGCAGGAGCTTACGTAGGAAAAATGACACCACTATATATATGGACTGGAGACACGCAATAATGGAAGAAGAACTAATGCCTCTCATAAGCGAGGCTATGATTAAACGCTTAGAGCAATTATACCCTGACAAATGTCCTGACTTGACGAACACAGAAAAAGATGTTTGGTTTAAGAGTGGTCAAGTATCTGTAATTAGATTCCTTAGACAAACTTATAACGATCAACTACAACAAAACATTTTAACAAAAGACTAACTATGTGTATGTCAGCACCAGATATTCCACCGCCTCCTCCACGTTCAGTACCGCCACCTGAACCACCTCCAGTAGCCGACAAAGCTAAAACTGTAGCACAGATGAAACCGAAGAAGAAAGCTAGGGGAGCACAAGCACAGCTCAAGCGATCTTCAAGACCTACATTAGGTGGATCGTCAGGCGGTACTGGTGTCTATATGTCTTCTTAATAACAAATATAACTATATAATACTATGCTTCGCACACTCTCAAAAAAGACTTTGCTATCATCTGTTACTTCAACAGGGGCTGGCAGTTCATTCTCAGTAGAGCGTTCTAAGGGTTGGACCTTTGTAATCGCTTCTTCATCAGTAACTTCAGGAGGTACGGTAGACATTGAAGCCTACATAGGTGGTGCTTGGTATGTCATTCACTCTGAAGATGTAACAGCTAATGGTTCTGTTATGGTCAGAGATGATCACGGACACTACGAACAGATCAGAGGAAATGTATCAGCTAGAACAGACGGCACTTACAGCGTCTTTGCTACTGGTTCTACTGATTCTCTGTAATGTCTATCACCTTCACAGATCAGCTAGATAAACCTAGCGAAATAACAGCAATACCTAATCAGTTACTCAGACCTATCTTTGGTGCTTCGTATGGATTTGATGTACCTGTTAGCGGTGGAGGAGGAGCACCTGCATTCAATAACGTAAGCTCAATTTCACTAGATGGAACAAACGACAGTATTGATGTTGCGTCTAATCCGAATTTGGATGTCTACAGTTGTAGTCTTTGGATTAAAACATCAACAGTTAATTTTTCTTTTCTCCTAAGTGGTTTTGGTGGTGGCACAGGTGCAGGAGCTTACCGCAATCAGTCAGGACTAAGAATTAATGGCGGATCAGGTAGATTGTTGGAGTACCAAGACTACAACACAGGAGGAACAAGTCGGATAAAGGCCGGTGATGTAGTTTCAGGAGATTTAACTGACGGAGCTTGGCATCATATTGCTTTGGTCTATGTGCCATCGAGTTACCAAACTACCACAGGAACTTCTAGTGGAAATGGACAAGGTTACAAGATATTCTTGGATGGTAATCGTGTAGATACTGGTTTAAATGGCAGTGGTTTCCAATTAGCAACCACTGTACCTGAATTTAAAGTAGGGCGCGAAGGAGATAGAGCTCTTTATTTCTATAACGGACTCATCGATGAACTAGCTATATTTGGATCATCATTATCGGACGCAAATATAACAACAATTTACAGTTCTGGTGTACCTGGAGACTTGAGCAGTTTTAGTCCTACTCTTTGGTGGAGGATGGGCGATGGAACGGAAGCTGGTAGTGGTACGACTATCTATGATATGTCATCCAATTCAAACAATGGTACTTTAACCAACGGACCGACATTTTCAACAGATGTACCATCTTAAATTATGAGTAGAAAATATGTAATTATAAATGCGGACGAAGTTAGTTCCGTGGATTTTAATAAGGTCGAGGAGACTAGTGAAAACACGCTTAGATACTCGCTCGATAATAGTCAGACTTTTGTTAAGTATGAAGGTGCGAAACCTGGTTTTCTTTACGGGAAGGATACTTATACACACTCAGAAATACTCGCAGTATTAAGCGGAGATGAGTGGACTTCTGACGAACCTATCTAACCTATGCAAGAAACAGCACAAGGGCTATACAACTCCTTAGAGAACCAAAGGTGGTCTTTCCTGGATCGAGGTCGTACCTCATCTGAGTTAACGATACCTTACATAATGCCTCCTGATGGGCATAGTCACGCTACTAAGTACTACACACCATATCAAGGAGTAGGAGCTAGAGGAGTTAACAACCTAGCTTCTAAGTTATTGTTAGCACTGTTACCACCTAACGCTCCTTTCTTCCGTCTTGTTATAGACAGGTATGAATTAGATAAAGCAAAACAGGAGTTAGGACCAGAGGGAGGAGAGCAATTACGATCTGACTTAGAGAAAGCTTTAGCAGATGTAGAACGAAGTGTATCTCAAGAAGTAGAAGTTGAAGCATTTAGAGTGGGAGTATTTGAAGCGTTAAAGAATCTATTGGTCACAGGTAATACTTTATTGTACCTACCTGATGATGGAGGGATGAGAGTGTTTCGATTAGATCGTTACTGTGTAAAGAGAGACCCAATGGGTAATGTAACACACATAGCTATTAAAGAAACTGTTGCTCCTATGATGTTACCTGAGTCTGTAAGAGAAGAGGTGTATCGTCAAGAAAAAGAGAATAGTTGTGATCTATATACCTCTGTCGTTAGAG